TTTGGTTTAGTTTATGCTGGTCCTGTTGACATTGAAGGATCCTCTAATGCCAGAACAATTCCACCTTCTCTTCGTGGTTGGTGGTTGATGGAACTCTGATCTAAAAACAATGACAGTAAGATACGATTCAATTAAAACTATGAGAGCTGCCAAAGTTGGCACTATCATGCCTTGGGGAGGAGACGGGGGTAGTGGATTTTTAGAATCTAATATCCCCAAAGGGTGGATTACTTGCAATGGTCAAACATTAACTGCTTCTGATTATCCATTATTAGCTTCATCTTTAGGTGATTCTTATGGTGGTGATATGACAGATGTGTCGGGAAATCATCCAGAATTTCCATATTATGGTACAGATGCAACTTTTAGACTTCCAAATCTATCTGCTAAAGTTTTGATAGATGTTGAAAAAGATTATCTCACACTTGACAAATATAAGATGGGTCAAACTGACCCATTAAATTCTGTATATAATACACAAGGAGATAAATTAGGTGATCTAATTGATTCTTATGGTGAAAATGCGTTGATAAACACTACATATCAAGCAACAACTGACATTGATTTTACGTTAAATTTATCCGGAAATTTATATTTTAAATTTGATAATATTACTATGGGATCTCCTGACTTTTTGGAGACAGTACATACATTGAATAGAAAATTAGGAATTAATCATACACCATCACATTCACATAGTGAAAATATACCATCAGTAAACCCAAATGCTTCTGGTCCTATGGTATTTCGTACTGATAGGGGTATTGATATGACCGGTGACATTACATCTAATCAGTGTAGTGAAACTAGAGGTCCTATTAACTGTGCTCTTAAAGAAGCAGAACCAACTCAGTGGAACAATGGTGCTACTAATATAACATACTATGGTGATCAAACACATGAAAATACACTTCCACGTTGTGAAGGATATCAAGAATTTGTAAAAGATAGTTCAGGAAAAGATTATTGGGGTTATATTCCTGCTGGTGAAGATGAATGGGCAACTACTGATCGTAATCAAGACGGTGGTGGAACAGGACATGAAGCCTTAGCATATGATCAAGTTGTATTTGAACGAGGATATACTGATACCTTTAGTTACGTTCCTACTGATGAACATAAAACACCTTGCCATACTGGGATGTTTCCACCCCCAATGAGTCTAAGAGGAAGGTCAAATTTCTTTGGATATGATACTGGTGCTCCTATTAGAGGTGATGGACTAGAAGATAACCCCGAAACTTCTCCTGTATTTACAGTCTCTGGAGTAACTCTTACTCAAGATTCTAATAAAATTACACTACCTCCTAGTACAAATATCAAAAGTTCATATAGTTCTGGAGGTGAAAGTTGGTATCAATATGATAAAATTACTCCTTTAATGTACATGACACCTGTTCTAGTTGATAGTAAATATTATTACTTCCGTGAAGGAACAATGGTCCAAATTGTTGAGAATATAGGTACTGCTGCAGCACCAATTTATGAAATTACTATGAGTCAACCGGCAAAATCTGGTGGAACTATTGATATAGCATTTAAATATGCCACATATCCTACTACATTAAATACAACTAATACTGCTAAAGATCCTAAAGAACAAATATACCGAGCACATAATCACGGTAGTTTTGAAATTGCTCAGGGTATAGGATCTATCGCTAGTCCTCCTTCTCATACTGCAAATGATGCAGATGGATCTTCTTTAACTGCTGATAGTTTAGAAGATGCCCTAAATATTACGGTTGATACCACTCAACCTAATGTAACAATGACGTTTATAATCAAAGCATACTGATGCCTGCATTTTACGCCAAAGAAAGATCTAAATATGGTAATTTATCAGGTCAAGTTATTATTTGGCCGTTAGAATATCAAGGTGATCCCAGTACTGCACTTAATAAATCTAGGTTGCCTGCTGGATATCTTAAATGTGATGGAACAAAATATTTTGCCTCTGATTATCCTGCATTAGCAGCAATTTTAGGAACAGGTGATTCGTGTAAATATCTTAGGAGAAATCCTGACGGGACAGTATTTGATGTCTTATCTGATACACAATTTATGGTCCCTGATCTTGGTTCAAAATATCCAGAACCAACATCAGGTGCCAATGCTGGATCCTATAATAATATTAGATTACCAAATGCTTTGGGTAACTTAGTAAGTAGATCTGGTATTGGAATTGAAGTAACATCTGCAATCGGTGATACGGTAACCATTACATATTCTGGTACTATAACAGTACCAAGTCAAGAAATTCCTCTTAGAGGAAGACCATCTTGGGAATATGCTGGAGATACACATTATACCGAGATTGAAGGTGTTGAAGAGAATGCAGTTGCCGGACATATGCACTTTCATAGTGCTGTGCGAGCAAGAAATTTACAAACAAACGAACCTTCAGGAGACGAACCTAATCCAAATGGTGGTACTACTGGTCGTAGAAATGCATCAACTATACCTATTCAAGATTGGTTAGATGCAACTAGATATAATAATGATTCTGGTCAACCACCTGGAAGTGGTCAGAATGTTTGTAAGGCAATTGATAAGTGGAAAGATTCCGCTATTACTGATCAGGGAGTACAAGAAACTCTTTATTATGGATATTGTATTTTTGGATATGGTCAGACTGAATATACTTATGGATGTTTGAATAACGAAGAATTTACTCTTGATGGTTGGAAAGCAGAAGGATCACCTAACGGAAATGATACTGCAGAATATGCTAACTTTACGGAACTTCTTGGTATATGTGTATACCGTGGTGGTGGTGATGAAGCAGATGATTTTGATAATGATATTCCGGTTACATATGAATCTGGATATCCTGGAGTCCCATTAGATTTTAATGATGTTAGTTTGCATGATGTTGTTCCAATGCAATCTAATCAAGAACATAAATCTCAATTTGCTATTACCGATGTTGATAATGAAACTCTAGATACTATTGACTTAGCAATTACAGCTGGAGAAGATCCAACTAGACATAATCATCGCATTTATTTGGATAAAGGCGACCATAGTTATAAAGTTAAAACAAATGCAATTGAAGTGCCACCTGAAAATTTGGTGACACGTATGGATATAGGAACTGATAACTCAGTTTCTATTGATGCTGCTACATCACCATATATTGTTATGGAATATTTAATTAAGATTTAATAGTAATGTCACAAAGTTATAGAAACGCAAGACAGGGATTCCTGACCGATATGTTGGTGGATACTACACCAATCGGATCTATTGTGCCTAATTTAAAAAGCACTGCTAATAGTTTTGATCATAATTATGTTAAATCTGGAGATATAAATTATGGCAATTTAAGTGAAAAAACCGGTAATGCTTATATAACAGGAGATGATCCGGCATATACTCACGAAGGATATCTATATTGTGATGGATCTGAGTATCAGATTTCTGATTATCCTGTATTGTATTCTATTATTGGAAATCAATATGGTGGAAGATCTAGTCAAGGAATTGATCTTATAAATTTTGGTGCTGGATATACCAGTACTCCTACTGTTACTATAGGAGCACCTGCTGCTGGTGGAATACAAGCAACAGCATCTGCACAATACGATAACACAGGTAAAATAACTACTATTACTACTCTAATTGCAGGTGAAGGATATGATCCTTATAATCCTCCAACGGTAACTATAAGTGGTGGCGGTGGATCTGGTGCTACAGCAGAAGTTAGAATTGATTCTGATACTGGAGGTATTTCTAGGATTACTACTGCAAACGTTTTAGATTGGTGGGGAGTTACTAATTTAGGTACATTTGCAGTTCCTGATACTAAAGCAAGAAAAATTGTAGGTAATAACTCAGTATTTGGTAATAATTCTCCAAATATTGGAAATTCGTCTCTTGGTGTAGGTATTACTGGTGGTCAGTGGTATTTTGCAAAAGAATCTCAAGATGAATACTTTTCCTTGGGTAGAATTACTACTAGCGGATATGATGCAGTTGTTGAGACTACTGGATGTACTATTATTGGTAGTCAAGATGTAACTGTTACAATGAAGGATTCTAAATTACCTGGAGTTTTTCAGCATAGTCATAGTGTTTTTCATAGTGTTCCTGGTCAAACACAATGGGTGAGAGAGGGGAGTGGAGATAGATATTTACAAGATTATAAAGAAGGTAGGGGTAGAGTTCAAAGATGGTATCCTACAACTGGTCAAGTCTTTACTCATAAACATGGATTACTTAGAAGACCAAACGATGATAACACAGTTGCAACTTATGATGCGTTTGATGCATATGGTGGAGCAGGTGGAGCAGGTACTTTAAAAGATGATACTGCTGCTGGTCCAGACCAAGCATATCTAGCATCTGGTGCTCAAGGTGCAGGATCTTGGGAGTTTCAAACTTTTATTCCTAATCCAATATCATACACATTATCATCCAATTCTGTAGTTGGCGGTAGAAATATCGTTACTGGTGGAACTCCAATTATTAATTATACCAATGTATGGGAATTTACTAATCCTGGTAGTTATTCTATTGATTTTAGTACAGTTACAGGATCTCCAGAATCTTTACAATATCTTGTAGTTGGTGGTGGTGGTTCTGGTGCTAATGGAACTTCAGCAGGAAACAACGGAACTGCTAGTAGTCTTAAAATTGGTGATGGTAGTGGAGTACATTTAGTTGCTGACGGTGGCGAAAAGGGTGGAGCAGCATCTGGACAGTCTGGTGGTTCTGGTGGAGATAAAGGTGGAACTCAGAAATTAGGACTTAAAGGCGGCGGTAAGTTTAATGGTCTAGATGGAACTGATGGACAAAATGGAGTAGCAAATAATGGATTTCCTAAAGTAGATTATCCAAATAACCCAAATGGTGGCGGTATTGGTGGATTATTAGGATTTACACCATATGGTGTGGGAACTAATGGTGTAAACAAAGAAGTAACAGGACAAAGTGGCACATATAGTCAAACTAAGACTAGTAATGGTTCATTTAGTGGTTTAAATGGAATTGCTGGTATTCTGACAGCTAGATTTAGTCTTTCTGGTGGTGCAGGAGGTAATGCTAATAATAGCAGATCTGGTCATAGAGGAGTTCTAATAAATGCAGAAATAAAATCTAATGGACTTAGTAATTTTACTCAACAGGGTTGGTCAGTAAGTATTGGCAGTAAAGGTAGCAACGGTGGTAATAGTCCTGGTAGTGGTGGTAGTAATTCTAATGGTGCTAGTGGAAAGCAGGGTGGTACAGGTGATGGTAACAAAGGTGGAGCAGGCGGCGGCGGTGCCACATTGTTATACCGAGGATCTCAGTTAGTAATTGGTGCTGGCGGCGGTGGCGGTGCTGGTGCTGACGGTAACGATGGTGGACCGGGACAGAATGGATTATCTCCTGTGGGATTGCAGCAAGGATCTCAAGCACTAGGACCTGGATCAGGTGGTAAAGGTGGTAATTACGGTTGCGTTGGCGGCGGTGGAGGCGGCGGCGGTGGCGGTGCTGCCCGTAATGGATTTACTACTCCTGGTGGTAGTGGTGGTGGTGCTCCTGGTGGTCCGGGCGGTGCTCCTGGTGGTAACGGTGGTCACCAAGGTGGTGGCGGAGGAATGACAGGAACAAGTTCTCTTAGAAACGATTATTTTACTGCTGCTCAACAATCTCAAGGATCTAGTGGAAATGGTTATGCATCTTTAAACATAACATATAATAATGATTATTGGACACCTGGTGGCGGTGGTGGCGGTGGTGCTGGAGTATGGAATGGTGTTACTGGATGGGATGCATTAGGTAATCCTGCATCTGCTGCAATCACTGTTGGATCTGGAGGATCATCACCTGGTGGTGGTGTTGCTAATGGTGGCACAGGATATGTTAAAGTTGGATTAGGAGTTGTTACCGGATGGGAAGGTGGAACAACAACTGTTAGTATTGGTGATGTATTTGAATCTGGATCTGCAGATGCAGATGATTGGGATGTAAATGTTTATGATTTCGGTGATGGTAGTGGTGTTACTGGAAACTTCAAGAAACCAACTGAAACACCAATTGTTAAGATCATAGGCGGTGGTGGAACAGGTGCAACTGCTACATGTACCACTTCTGCAAATGGCACAGTAAATAATGTTTCTCTAACTAGTGGAGGTAGTGGATATACTGAACAACCATATGCATATGTCTTAAATGGTAGTTCTGCTGGAACTATTATAGCTGCACAAGTAGATCAAAATGCTGGAATAGTTTCAGATTTAACTTTAATTCCAAATAGTTCTAGTCAAATTGAGTCATTCTTGAAATTTGGTGGAGTAAATGGAAAGACTAGTAAAACGAGATTTGCTGTAGTTAAACCAACAGATTGCACTCAAGTAAATTATATTTCCATAAAAGCAGCAAGAGGAAACGATTCAAATGGTGGTAATAAACCAGAAGAAACACTGAAAGTTTACTATCAATTGAATGGATCTGAAACATGGAATTTGATTGATACTATTATCAATCCAAACGCCAGTAGAACGGATCCTTTAATTGGAACTGTTCCATCAATTAATAGTACGTGGGATGGTACTGGAGGAAATACAAAATGGTATACTTATAGTGTTGCATTACCAGCATCAGCAAAACAAGATGGTGTTAAGATTAAATTTGAACAGCAACGAGCAAATGCTAATAGTGCTAATGATAATGCAGATAACACTGACCATTATGGTATTTCTGAGGTAATTTATTGGAAAGAGAAAGTAACCGAATTAATTTTTGTACCAACTGCTGGTGCTATCTCAAAACCTGCTGTTGATAGTCTTACATATACAGTACAAGGTCAAACTGGACCTGGAATTACATATAGTTCTGGATTAAATGCTAGTGATGCTAAACTTACGATGAAGTCAACTACTAAAGTTGAACCAATCGTATCATTAGATCCAGATTTTAATATTCCTCTGCTTGTACCGTACAGATTATGTAAGTACCTTATCAAAGCTTTCTAAATATATTGGAGACTATAATTGAACAACATGTCAACGCAGAACTCGGCTGACATACCAGTGTTACAAGTACAACTTGACACGGTAAATCAGGAAATTACATACAATGGTACGGCAAAGGTAATTCCTGAGAGTTATTGGAAAGATACCCTGCTTCCTTTTCTTTATCCTTTATGGGATAGTGATAAGGATAAGTTGATCTTGTTTAATTGGTTTACCAATGACACATATTATGCTAAACGTAGAAGATATAGAAAGAATTTTTCTACCTCTAAATTTGAATGGGTTGACTATGAAATGGAGCAACTTTCAACTGATGAAGGTAAAGCAGTAAAAGATAAATTAGTTGAATCATATTATCTGATTGATTCATTAGAAGATCAAGAGTTCAATCAAGAACTCGCTAGAATGTATGCTAAAACATCTTCAGTATCACCTCTCACTATTAGACTTGCCCGCAATTTTCTATTAAGTGAGACTGATTGGGCACTAGCACCAGACTCTCAATTAAATGATGCTGATAAAGCAAAATATATTACATATAGACAAAAATTGAGAGATATAACAGATCAGACTGAGTTCTCTACAAATGCAGATATTGTTAAATTTCCAATCTCACCTGAGTTTTATAGTAAAGTATACTCAGTAGATTTTCCTGATGTAGAATATCTTACAACAGATAATCAGTTCATGCCTACTACTAGACATTATCTTAAGTTATTCAGAGACAAAATAGCAAACTATCTTACAATTAAATCTCTTACTGAGACTAATTATTTTGATATTCTTCTCAGTGAATATGGTAAAGTTAAAAATCCTCCAATGAATGACATGGTAGATGAGTTAACACCAGAACAAATTCGTACTCACAAAGACTTCTTAGAAGAGATCATCAAAAAAGCACAAGATGCCATTGATAATGAGGAAGGATCATGATTATACAGGGAAATGAACTGCAGGTATATGATTTAATTGCATCATATGCACAAAGATATCAGCAGACACTAGTCTATTTTGATTTAAGCACATACAATCAATTAGATGAATCTACTAAGAATACAGTAAATACTTGGTATGAAGAGTTTATTGATGAATATGTTCTTGATATTATGAAACAAGGTATATTCAATACCATTAAATTTCCTGATGATACCGTAGCATGTCTTAATGCAGGATCATGGTTCCCAAAAGAGAGTCAATGTCCAAACACAAACTACTATATCAGATGTTATGTGGTTGATGCATATGGTGATATAATATGGGAAAACAATTAATGTATGAAAGTACCATCAAAAGTAGAATTGCAGCATATGCAACTGCAAGCAATGTTGAAAGAGCATTGTATTCCCGAGAGTGAGTTGTTGTATTGTGGTGAACGTGAGTATACTACAGAATACGTTGCACATCCCGAATATCATGGACAGTTAATGCACTGGTACATCATTGGTGGTGAGCATGAAGTGCCAGTGTGCGATATTGAGTCGGTTGATGCGGTGGACGATTAATAACTGTCACAGTGACCTTGACATATTCAAACACATGTGCCATACTATGTGAGTTGTCCATCAATCCAATGTTCTCCGAGCAATTAATTTCACTTGCAACTGACCGAGCACTAGGTCATCCCACACAAACAGAATGTGATCTTTTTGA